GAAATGAGCGTTGCCAAGCTTCGCTCACAGGGTCGGCCTTGATATGGCCGAGACAGCCGGAACCTCGCCTAATACGCGACACCTGCGGCTCCTATTTGATTTGTGGACAATGACCAGCGGCCGAATTTTAGCGCCGTCACGACTGGTGATCAGAGAGCGTCGTCTGGCTTGACCTTAAAGCGGATCATGAGCCGCAGCAGTCGGGCAAACCCCTCAGGGATAGGATAAGCGCCTAGCGCGTAGTTTTGTGAAGTTCGCAGGGAGACGCCCAGAAGCGCGGCCGTTGCCGATGAAGTCATTGAGATACCGAAGGACTATGATCCGAGGGCGAAATGAGTAACGCAACCATCTGGCAATTGCTCAACTGGGGGCCTTATTTGCCATGATTAAGCGCCATCAGAGCTATTTCCGCAGCGGCGTTGGGCCTGTAATCCTGCCTGAACTGTCCCGCGAGCGATACCTGAACATTCTCATGCTTTCGTTCCGCAACTTGTTCGGAACTGTGGATTCTGACCCAACCGACGGGTTGATAAGGTTTAGCGGGTGACTGCCATGACGTTTGAGGAATTCACCCAAGCCGTCAGCGCTGCGCGCGAAACGATTTTGATGTTCCTGTCCAACATGCCGCCAAACGCCACAGTTGCCGAAGTCCTGCGCGCGATCAACGCCGAATCAATGGACGATCCCGAGTTTGAAATGGCCTATCGCCAGTTTATCGCCCTCGACATTTCTGCAACACAGTCAAAGCACTAACAATTCAGACCAATGCCGTTCCAAAAAGGCAAATCAGGCAACCCAGGCGGCAAAGGGAAGGACAAGGCTTTTGCCGACGCTGTTCGCGTTGCGGTCAATCGTGTGCATGACGGCGACCCCGAAGGACGCAAGAAGCTAACCGTCCTGGCTGACAGGCTGGTCGATTGGGCTTTGGCCGGCGAGGGTTGGGCTTATGCACAAATCGCTGACCGGCTCGATGGCAAGCCCGCACAGGAATCGACTGTCAATGTTGTGCGCCGCATCGAAGAACTAACGGACCAAGAGATTGCAACTCGCATTGCGGAACTCCGAGGAGCTGGAGCTTCTGGAGGCGATACGGCAGCGCCGGTCGATCCGTCGCAGCTTAACTGAGTGGTGCCGCTACTGCGGCTTTGAACCTGCCGCGCATCATCGGCTGCTGATCGACAAGCTGGAACAGGTCTCGAACGGCGATGTCGATCGTCTGATGGTATTCATGCCTCCGGGCGCTGCCAAATCGACCTATGGGAGCATTCTGTACGCGCCTTGGCATCTGGCGCAGCATCCAGAGCACTGCGTCATAGCGGCTTCCCATACCGCGGAGCTTGCCGAGAAATGGGGCCGCCGTGTCCGAAACCTTATCGCGGAGCATTCCCTTATTCTTGGAGTCGGGCTTTCTGCTGATAGCCAGGCTGCTGGACGATGGGACACTTCAGCTGGAGGAGAATACTTCGCTGCTGGTGTTGGCGGAGCCATTGCCGGGCGAAGAGCCGATCTTGTGGTCATTGACGATCCAGTTAGATCGCGAGAGGACGCAGATTCAGAGCTTGTCCGCGACAAGACTTGGGATTGGTACAAGTCCGACCTCTATACTCGCCTTAAGCCCGGCGGAAGGATCGTGCTGATCCAGACGCGATGGCATGAGGACGATCTTGCCGGGCGCTTGCTGGCCGATATGGCAGCGGGAGGCGATCAATGGGAAGTCATCTCGCTTCCAGCATTGGCGGAACAGAATGACCCTTTGGGCCGGCCGGTTGGTGCGCCCTTGTGGCCCGACTGGGAAGATGACGAAGCGCTGGCTCGCAAGCGTCGCGCGGTTGGTCCGCGTGATTGGAGCGCGCTCTATCAGCAGAGGCCCGCGCCCGAGGAAGGCGACTACTTCAAGGCAGAGTGGCTAAAGCCGTATGACAAAGCGCCGGCACAAGACACGCTGCGGGTCTATGGCGGATCAGATTATGCGGTCACCGCTGACGGAGGAGACTACACCGTCCACGCCGTTGTCGGGCTTGATCCCGAAGGACGAATGTACCTGCTCGACCTCTGGCGAAAGCAGGCCAGCTCCGATGTCTGGGTTGAAGCCTTCTGCGATCTCGTCAAGCGATGGAAGCCAATAGGCTGGGCCGAGGAGCAGGGGCAGATCAGGGCTGGCGTTGGTCCTTACTTGGACCGGAGGCAGCGTGAGCGGGAAGCGTGGTGTGTTCGAGAGCAGTTTCCTACCAGGGGCGACAAAGCTGTTCGAGCGCAGTCTATGCGCGGTCGCATGGCCCTGGAGGGCCTCTACGTACCCGTTAACGCACCGTGGTTTGCCGATTTGCGAAGTGAGTTACTGTCTTTCCCCGCCGGGAAGCATGACGATCAAGTGGACGCTCTCGGACTCGTCGGTCAGCTCCTAGACCGGATGGCTCACGGCTCGCATCCCGACAAGCCCGAGAAGCCAAAGAAGCCTGACGACTACCGCTCACATGAACCTGAAACCCGTGACAATGACTGGGTGACTTACTGATGGCCGATGAAGATTTAAGCCTCACTGGGTTGCCTCAGCGTATTGTGGGAAGCAATTTGCCGGTATCGCCCGGCTATGTGACATCGCTCGCTGGCGATCCGAACGCGCCGCCCGTTGCCTATCGAAACCCGAACGCGCCGGCAGCACAAGCTGCACCGCAACCTGACCCGCTCGCTAATGCGCCAGCTTGGGTACGGCGCTGGCTGGAAAACGACGCGGCGCGAAGGATGATTGAGCGCAGCATTCAATTGGAAAACAGCCAGCGTCGATGACCACCGGTACGGGATACGCCGCAGGCGGCGCAATATCAACATCTGCCGGCGTATCCGAGGACAAGGGCAAGAAAGACTATTGGTCGCTGTCCAAATGCAAAAAGGCGTATCTGGATTATCTCGGCAATAAAACCGAGGAAATCAACGAACAGAAAGACGCCCGGCGCTATTACCACGGCGCCCACTGGACAAATGAGCAGCTTCTCGTCCTCAAGAAGCGCCGGCAACCGCCTTCGACCAAGAACCGCATCGCACGCAAGATCGACGGCACGATCGGCCTGATCGAGCGGCTGCGTCAGGACCCGAAAGCCTTTCCCCGGACCCCGCAGGGCGAACAGGGTGCAGAACTCGCAACGGCTGTGCTGCGCTATGTGCTGGACGAGCAGCAATGGAAAGCCATCTCGCCTGAGTGTGCTCGTGATGGGGCAATCGACGGGATCGGCGGCGTCGAGATTGAGATCAAGGAAGGCGACCACGGCGACAAGGAAGTCGGCTTTGACCTCGTTGAGCCGGACTCGTTCTTCTACGACCCGCGTTCCTATCGGGGCGACTTCTCCGACGCCCAGTTCATGGGGCAGGGCAAGTGGACCGATGTCGATACGGTCAAGGATATGTTCCCCGACCATGCGGACGAGATCGACGCGCTGGCCGAGAACAACGGGACCGAGCTGACATCGAACCCAGACCGCGAGAACAAGTGGTTTTCGTTCGACGGCAAGAGCAAAATGGTTCGCCTTGTGGATGTCTGGTACAAGCACAAGAAAGGCTGGTGCTGGGCGATCTTCACGGGATCGAAAATCCTGATGGAGGGCCGCTCGTATCTGTACGACGAGAAGAACAAGGAGATTTGCAAGTATATCATGTTCTCCTGCAACGTGGACCATGACGGCGACCGTTATGGCTTCGTGCGGAACATGAAGTCCTCTCAGGACTCGCTGAACTTCAAGCATTCGAAGCTGAACCACATCCTTGCGACGCGGCGCCTGATTCTCACGGCGGGCTCTGTCACCGACATCGAGAAAACCCGCACCGAATGGGCGCGCGATGACGGCGTTGTGGTTGTCAATGCCAACGATGTTCAGGCGGCGGTCAAGGCGGACGACCGGACCTTCGACTTCACCGGCTGGGCCAAGCTGCTTGAGGAAGAAAAGCAGGAACTGGACAATTACGGCCCGAACCAGGCTTTGATCGGTGATATCCAGAACCAGTCTGGCCGGGCCATTCAGTTGCTTCAGCAGGCCGGCATGGCCGAGCTTGGCCCGTACATCATGGGGTATCGCGGCTGGAAGCTCCGCGTCTACCGGGCGATCTTCAACGCCGTGACCCGCTACTGGCAGGCCGAGCGATGGATACGCGTGACTGACGACGAGGGTGTGGCGCAGTTCGTGCAGGTTAACGGGGTAGGTAAAGACCCCGCGACCGGCTTCCCGACGATGGTCAACGCGCTCGGCTCTCTCGACGTTGACATCATCCTCGATGAAGGCCCGGATACGGTCAACGCGCAGGCTGACGTTTATGAGACGATGCAGCAAGTCTTGCCGGCGGTTGCCCAACTCCTGACCCCGCAGCAGGCGCAAGCCGCGCTGAAGGTCTTGATCGACACGTCACAGCTTCCCGGCTCGGCCAAGAAGCAGTTCCGCGATGCGTCGCAGCCGCAGCAGCCAGACCCGCTTGCCGAGCGCGCCAAGGCCGCAGAGGTGGCGGGCGCGGAGGCCAAGGTTGGCGAGACACAATCCAAGGCCATTCTGAACATGGTGAAGGCGCACAGCGAAGGAATGCCGGATCAGGTAGCTCCTCAGAAGCCTGAGAAGTACGAACTGCCGCCCGAGATACAGAACGCGCAGGCGCTGGCCGACATCAACGACAAGTATGCTTCTGCCGACCACAAGCGGGCACAGGCGCGGCATATTGATACGCAGGCGGCCTTGGCGCCTGTTGAACTGGTAGCAGACCACGCATCGCGTGCCGCTGATCGCGACCAGCGATCCGAGCAGGCCGCACGACAGAAGGCTGAAGCATAATGAGTAGCGCACAATACAACTCGACTGCCCCGTCACTCGCAACGGGCGCCCTCATTACCGAGCAGGCGGATTCGGCTGGATCGCTCTACTCCAACAACGAGGGCAGGAAGGCGTCCTATCGAGCCGTCACGACGGGCGTCGTGGCAACGG